GAGTGAAACAAACACATTAAATGCGAGTGTGACCAAGCAGACAATAAAAAGTTTATCTGAAGGATTATCTTTGACAGATGGAGATATTAAGCAAATAGTAAGGGAATTATTTGAAAGTTTTTCATTTGGCGACACCGTACTTAAAAGTTTATTAAGAGAATTAACCGAGAGTTATACCTTTGCAGAAGCTTATTCAAAGGTTTGGACATTAAACAGAAATCTAACTGAGGCCTTTAATTTATCTGATGGGGATTTAAATAATATAATTAAATTATTGTCTGAAAGTTTTTCATTAAACGAAGAAAAGACAAAACAATTAACTAGGATACTAACAGAAGAAAATTCAATTAGTGATGAAATATTAAAAAGTTCAATAAGATTATTAAAAGAATCAAATAGTTTGTCTGATGCTTACTCGCGCGTGTGGAGTTTATCCAGGGAATATTCAGAAGCACTATCCATTTCAGATGGAGATCTCGCAAGCATAGTGAAAAAATTGTTAGAGAGTTATAATCTTTCAGACAATTACTCACGAACTTGGACATTAGAAAGAGCATACGCAGAAGCAACAAATCTTAATGAAGAATTATTAAAGAATACTCAAAGAGAATTAAGTGAATCAAACACACTTTCAGATGATTACTCGCGCGTGTGGGATGTAGTGAGACCATTAACAGAAAGTTTTAATTTCAGCGAAGATGAAATAAAGAATATCCAGAGAGGATTAGTAGACACAATTAATCTTACAGATGTAAAAACAAATATTATCGGAAGGATTATAACAGACACTTCAAGCCTTTCAGATAATTATTCAAAAATATGGAATGTAGTAAGAGAATTTTCTGAAGCATTAGCTTTATCAGATGGAGATTCTCGTTTAGTATTAAAAATGCTTTCTGAAAGTTTTGGATTGAGTGGAAGTTTAATAAGAGATATTGCAAGAGAATTAACAGAAGCAAATAGTTTAAGTGATTCTTTAATTAAATCTATAAGTAGAGAAATTACAGAAAGTTTTACTTTGGCTGAAGCATATTCAAGAGTATGGATTATTATTAGGACTTTGTCCGAAACATCAAATCTAAGCGATGCTGTAATAAAAACAACAGCAAGAATATTAATTGAAACAATAACTCTTTTTGATTCAAGGATTTTTTCAATTTCAAGAATATTCCCAGAAACAACAAACTTATCGGATATAGAATTAAATTTTATAGAAAGATTATTATCAGAATCAATTACTTTATCTGACGGAGATTTTGCTAATTTAATAAGAATTTTAACTGAAAACTTTTCTATTTTAGATTCTAAGTCTATTTCTTTAGGCTTAACTTATTCTGAAGAACTTAATTTATCTGCTGTTATTGATAAATATACAGGAAAAACATTATTAGAAACTTTAACTCTTTTAGATAATTTTTCGTATTCTTTTAAAAGAATTATAAATTTACTTGAGAGTTTGTCTCTTTCAGATAATTTTATTACTAATTGGATAACCTTAAGAACTTATTCCGAAAGTCTTTCTTTAACAGCTACAGAAACAGTAAACATATCATTAAGGGAACTTCTAGAAACAATGAATCTTTCAGACGGAGATATTTCAAATATTATAACTAAACTCTTCTCAGAAAGTTTTTCATTGTTTGATGTAATTAATGGATTAATTGGTATGAAAGCTCTTTTAAAATTAGTCGATATAAAACCAACAGCCTTAAAATTAGAAAATATCAAACCAACTGCATTAAAATCAATAAATATTAAACCAACTGTTTTATCAACAATAGTTAACGAAACATAAATTATTTAAACATGAAAAACTATAAAATACTATGATTTGTAAAAGATCTAAACATTCAAAAGAAACTAAAGAAAAAATAAGCAATTTACTAAAAGGTAAACATAATTCTCCTAACACAGAATTTAAAAAAGGACACAAGCATTCTCCAGAAATAAAAAAAAAATTGAGTTTAGCTGGCAAAGGGAGATTTTGTTCTCAAGAAACAAGAAAAAAGATGTCAAAATCTCATAATGGTTTAGATTCTCCGATGAAGGGAAAAAATCATTCTGAAAAAACTAAAAGAAAAATGAGCTTGATTACTAAAAGAAACATGAATAATCCAGAAATATTAAAGAAGGTTCTTACTAGAAGAAATAAATCTTCTTTGGAGATAAAATTTGAAGATTTAATAAAAGATCTTAACATGCCCTATAAATTTGTTGGAAATGGAGAAGTTATAATCGCTAGAAAATGTCCAGATTTTATTAATACTAATGGAGAAAGAATAGCAGTTGAAGTTTATTATAGAAGACATAAAAATCAATTTAGAAATGGATTAAATGTTTGGAAAGCAGAAAGATTTAAGTTATTCTCTAATGCCGGGTGGAAATTAGTGTTCTTTGATGAGACAGAAGTTAATAAAGAAATAATCAAACAAAAATTAGGAGGTGAATTAAAATTGCAATCTTAATACGTTGGAATATCCCAGATTCTGGTGAAATAGATTTTACTACAACTTATATTTATAGAGCTACATCCGAAACTGGAACTTACTCTGAAGTTTCTAGTCAAGTTATTTCTGATAATACTTATTTTGATGAAGATGGTACTCTTACAAGTTGGTATAAAATAAGATTTTATGATACTGCTACAGAAGCATGGTCTTCATATTCTGATGCTATGAAAGGTGGAACATACATTGGATATTGTTCTCTTAATTATGTTAGAGACTTGTGTAATATAACTACTTCTGATCTTACTGATACTGAATTATATTCTTTAATTGAAAAATCAACTCCTGTTTTAAATGCAGATATTAATTCAAAAGTAATTAGAGAAAAAATAACTGGAATTGATAATACAAGAAAAAATGAAGTAAATGGTATTAACACAACTTACTATGTTCAAAATTGGAGAGGAAGATTTATTGCAGACAGCGATGATAATGCTTTAGTAAATACTAGTGATATTACTGTTTACAAAGTAGCAAGTGATGGAACAGAAACAACTTTGACTGTTAGTTCAATTACTCCAAATGAAGGTAAGTTTGTTTTATCTACTGCTCAAAGTGATGGAACTCTTTATGTTTCTTATCAGCATGCTCCTCTTTCTGAATCAGACCCAGATGAACAAATTAAATTAGCTTGTGCTTATCTTTCTATTGCTTTTGCTTATGAAAAAATAAATCGTGGAATGTCTCCTCAACAAGTTTATGGAAATGTTAGATTTATGAGAGATATGAGAGCCGGTAATGATTACTTTCAAAGATATGAAAATCAAATTGCTAAAATAAATAGTGAGATGGGAGACTTTGGCGAAGCTCCCGATATGCCAACTGGTTCTTATTCTATTGGGGGTATGAGTCATTAAAATGACAGATGGATTTACTAGTTTAGAAAGTGATATTGATCATACAGAAGATTTAGTTACAAGTGCTGTTGATGAACTTACTAAAGATGTGGAGGAGAAATAATGCCCCTTCTTGATCAAAGATTTATTCAGAAGAATATTTCTGCAGTTGGAGACACTTGTACCGTGACTGTTGTTACTAGAACTTATGGTACTGATGAATATAGAACTAAATCGGAGTCAACTTCTGATACTACTATTGTTTCTTGTTTTGTTCAAGTCCTTAGTCACGAAGATGAATCTGTAAAACAAGGAGAAGCTCGTGCAGGAGATTTAACTTTTTGGTTTGATTCGGATAGGTCGTCAATAATTGTCCAAGGAAATAGAATTACTTGGAATTCAGATACTTATCAAATAAAAAATGTTAAACAATATAGAGCAGAAGGAAATACTTTATTTTTAATTGAAGCAACAGTTGAACAAATTTAATTCTATGGGAGTACCCAGAATCGAACTGGAACTTCTGGGTTTGGAATCCAGCGTCATACCATTAGACTATACTCCCGTAGGCTAGGCAGGATTTGCACCCACAACCTTCGGCATATAAGACCGATGCACTTCTGTTATGCTACTAGCCTTTAAGGACCAGAGAGGACTCGAACCTCCAACCTTCAGGGTCGAAACCTGATGCTCTAAGTCCAATTGAGCTACTGATCCAATAGGCTCAGAGAGAATCGAACTCTCGTTTCTGGCATATCAGGCCAGTAGTCTTCCATTAACTTATGAGCCTCTATAGGCCTGGAGGGAGTCGAACCCACGTCTTGGGCTTAGAAGTCCCCTGTTCTGTCCATTGAACTACAGGCCCTTAAAGATATAGAATTAAAAATATGAAAATGATTACGCGGCTAAACCGCCTGTCCCTGCCAAGAGTAAATTTCTTGTTTTCATAAAAATTCTAAGAATATTAACTATTTAAATCTTATGAAAACATTTAAATAATCTCTCATCATTGTTTTATTAATACTCGAGGGGTCTCGCAAGCTTCGGCTCGTGCATTGCCTACGAAAGACATCCTCGGCTCAAAGGTGCAAGTCCCCGTGCCAAAACCAAAACATACTGTAGGCAAAAATGTTGGAACATTTCCAGCCCTTGATGCGTCAAGGCTAATCCCTGGTGGAGGAAAAAATGACTGTAACCGTAAATAAAGAAACAATTTTGAAAAATGTATTTAAGAATTTCTATGATTTAATAGTCGCTATAAGTGGTTTCTCTACAATTGTTTGGCCTACTTTTCCTGATAATGTTTTAAATGCTAAAGGAGATTATCCAGTTATTGTTGTTAATTCTCCAGAGATTAAATGGGACCCATTTACCTTTAAGAAAAATATTGTAGAAGGAACTATCGTTATTGATGTTTTTACAAATACTCCTTCTGAAACAGACACAAAAGCAGATTTGATAAATAATAAAATAGAAACTTCTAAAAAAACATTAGCAGACGTTGGAGTGAGACAAGTTAATTTAGATTCAACAAATACTGATATGGCTTCTCATGGAAAAATAAAAGTTCATCTTAAAACAATTACCTTCAATTTTAAATTTTATTTCACTAATACTAGTGCTTATTAAAATGGTTCAAGTAGTACAATTACAAATTAAAGGATTGAAGAGATTAAATAGATCTCTTCTACAACTTCCGGCTTCGATGGAGAAAGAGATAATGATAAAGTCTGAAGAATTTATGAAACGTGTTCAAAAATCTGCAAAGTTAAGAGCACCAAGATTTACTGGAAGATTAGCTGAGAGTATTAAAGTAATTAAGAATAAAAAAAATGAAATACAAATTATTGTGGATTCTCCTTATGGTTATTTTCAAGAATTTGGTTTTAAACCACACTTTATCCATTCAGATCTTTCTGATAGAATGGGTGGTACTGTAGGAGGATTGTTTAATAAACAAAATTCTTTATTTTTTGTATCAAAAAACAAACCATTTATTACACCAGCTTTAGAACATAATTTATCTAACTTACCAAACATGCTTTTGGATGGAACTAAACAAGCAATAAAAGATGCGGGAATTGGAAAATGAATAAAGAAAAAGTTTTCGTAGGAATTCCAACTTACGAAGGAAAATCATATATACTTGAAAGATTTATAGACAGGGTTAAGTCTTTTACTTATCCTAATCTTGAAGTTCTATTTATTGATAATTCTAAAACAGATGATTATCTGAATAAAATTAAATCGCTTGGAATGAATTGTATTAAAAGTAAGTGGGATGAAAGATCTAAAATTAGATTAACTAATGCACAAAACCTTATGAGAACTAAATTTCTTGAATCAGATTGTACACACCTTTTTATTTTAGAACAAGACTTAATTCCTCCAGTTGATATAATTGAACAATTACTTAAACATGATAAAGATGTGATCGGGGGTTGGTATTATATTACTGAAACCCCCAGACCTTGTATATGTCGTGAATGGACTTTAGTTGATATGAAATTCTTTCAAAAAAGTCCACTCCTTAAAGATATGGCAAAAGAAAAACTTATGAAATGTTTTTCAGGAAGTTTTGGAGTTAGCCTTATTAAAAGGAAAGTAATAGAAGAGATTAAATTTAAGGTATATGTAAGATTTGTTCATCATGCAGATACTTGGTTTTACTTTGACTGTGAAAAAAAAGGATTTGAAGTTTGGGTAGATACAGATCTTCTTATACCCCATTTTCAAGATTACAAATGGGATAAAATAATCAACAAAGATAAAGAGATAGAAAAGGAAAAAATGAAATTAAAATTGGAGGAATTAGAATAATGTTTATCGAGAAATGCCTTAGGTCATTTGGTAATGAATTAAATGGAGGTCAAATAAGATGGCAATCGAAGGATGGGAAGAAACTTGCTTAGTTAACTTGAATGATGGTACTACAGATTCCAATATAGCACCAATTATGACATCAGTTACAATCAACCAAGGTGGAAGACCTGTTGATAGTGTACCGACTTTATCTGGGGGAAGAGCATTAATCTTCAAACCAGAAGAAGATACAGAGATCGAATTTGAAGGTGTACCTGTTGGAATTGGCGACAAAGATGCAACAACTCAAGACGGACTGGATCTATTTTTCCATAGTGGAACAAGTAGTGCAGCACCTTTTGAAGTAACATCTGCCTTAGAATCTACAAGAACTGCTTTTACATTAACTATAATGTGGACAGATAGTTCAGCAACAAGTGCTACAAGTGCAGTACCAAGTGGTGGATTTGCTCTTAGATATAATTTTGCTAATGCGTATTTAGTATCTTGTCAACCAAGTTTTACGCTAGATGGTGGATTAGTAAGTAAGTATACATTTAAGTGTGCACCAAGGAATAAGGCAGGGACAGCAAATATCACAAAGCAAAGTACTGATGGAACAGCAAGCATGGCAACAATTTAATTTTTATTAATTGAATAGATCATTTGAATAGAAAATGAATAATAAAAATAAAATTAATGCGATAACTAAAAGACTTAGTGAAATATCTCTCAGTATAAGTAGGGTTCCTATTAATACAAAAAGAGATTTTATTAGTTTGGCTAATGCTGAATTTAGTGGAGATTATGGTCTTACCCTTAAATCAATATTTGACCAATTCATTGAATATCAAAATATGAAGGCACTTTTTTTTGAGAAGTTAGAGAGTATGGAAAACAAGATAGATAGTTTAATAAATAAACAAGAAGAGAAAAAACCTAAACCTAGAAGGTTAGGTAGAATAGAATTAGAAGGAGGTAAGGAAAATGAGTGATATTGAAAAAGTAAAAAGACACTTAAGTAAACCAATTCCGATTACTATAAAAAATTCTGAGGGTACTGAAGATACTTTTGATTTTAAACCCCTTAATGTTGAACAACAAGCAATTTTAATGGAATTAAGTAAAGTTATCAAGAGTAGAGATGAAATAGAAACCGAAGTAGAAGAAGATGGGAAAAAAGTTATGCAGAAAGTTCCGGATATTAAAAAAGAAGATCTGAATGACATGTTTGTGGTAGTTTTAGATGTTGTTAAAAGTTCTATTGAAGGGATAGATGAAGAAACTGCTCTCGATTTTTGTAATACTAATTTTGATCAATTATCTGATGCTTTATTTAAATTAATGCCAAGTAATCAAAGTAAAAAAGATTTAGATTCATTAATAAAAGCAAAGGAGAGAATACAAAGTGGACAACAAACAGAAACTGAATAATCTGCAAAATAGGATAGTTGGAAAGTATAAAGAATATAATATCTTAGATAGTTGGCACTATCTTATGATTCATTATGGATGGATCCCTTTTGAAGAATTTAAAAAGATTGATGCCCATCTAGTTGATGAATTAATTACTAGATTAAATGAAATGAATAAACAAGGAAATACACCAAATAGGAGAATAAGATGATAACTGGAGTTAAACAAGAGATTGGAATTTACCTTAATCTTTTTGAAAAAGGTTTTGGTAAAAAGATGCAAAGTGTTACTAATAATTTGAATAAAAATCTTAAAGGGGTACAGGCGAGGATGGATAATTTTGGAGTCTCTTCAGATAGTTTAAATAAGTATCAGAAAAATTTTAATTTACAAGCAACAAAGACTGGGAAATCTTTTAAAACTATGGAGGGTAAATTAATAAGTAATAATAATGCTTTACAGAAACATGTTGGGACACAAGCTGGACTTGGTTCAGTACTGAAGATGAATCACGAGCAATATCAAAATTTTATTAAGAGTGGTGTTAAGATGAATAAAATTGGGGGAAAGATGGGTATCTGGGCAAGAAATGCAACACATGGGCTTAGAGGATTTAGAATGGAAATGTTGGGAGTTATGTTCTTTGGAATGGCTATGATGAGGGCGTTTACAGGATTATTTAAAACTTCTATGGAATGGATGGGGGTGATGGAAATACTTAGTTTAGCATTAGGAATCTTATTTTTACCAGTAGCAGAATTATTACTTGAATGGGCCTTAAAATTTTTATCATTGGTATTAAACTTATCTCCGGCAACAAAAAAATTAATAGGAATGTTTGCTTTAATGGGCGCTGCTGTAGGTGTTTTACTTATGTTGTTCGGAACATTAGCACTAGGTATCGGTTCTATTATCTTAGCATTTGGTTGGATTTTGTCACCACTTGGATTGGTTATCGCAGGTTTTGCCGCATTAGCAGGATATTTTGTATTCAAAAGTTTATTTAAAGAAAGTGCTGGAGCAATTGATTCTTTAAGGGGAAGCCTTATGGCATTTGGAATTTCAGGAGAAGTATTTGATAAGATGAAAGATAAAATAATTGAATGGTATGGTATTGCAAAACAATACTTATTTGGAGACGAATTAACTGGAGAAGTTGGATTAATTACAAATATTAAAAATAAAATTATGGAATTTACTAATAGTGAAGAAATTACAACTGCTGGAAATAATTTGATGAAGAAGTTAGTTGAAGGTGCTAAACAATTCTTTACAAATAATCCAATGGTTTTAATTGGTGCTATAGTAGGTGGTTTGGCTGCTGGACCTCTTGGAGTAAGTATTGGTGCCGCCATCGGTTTTGGTTTAGGAAAAATAGATATGAGCCAATTGAGTGAAGTAATTGATAAGGGTTTGGAAATAATGGATGGTGTTCTCGATGGTCTTATGAATAATATAGATAAAATTAGTGAATTTTTAGTGAATTTATTAACAGCCATTGGAACTTGGATTGGAGAACATTCTTTAGAATTAATTGACTTAGGGGTTAGAATTGCAGGTGCTTTAATAATAGGTATAAGCCAAGGAATACTTTCGGGATTAGATGCTGCATTAAGTAAAATTCCTGGATATAGTAGTGCTAGAAACTTTGTTAATAAACTTGGACCAAATTATGAACCAGTTCAAGATTTCATACTTCAACCTGGGGGAAAATTAATTAAAACAGATCCAAATGATACAATAATGGGAAGTAAATCTGGTTTTGGTGGAGGGACTTTTAATGTTACGTATAATATAACAGGTGTTTCTTCTCCACAAGATATTAAAAATATGTTAGAAGAAAATAATAGACAATTAACAGAAGAGGTTAGGAGGAGTGTTGGATGATAATTAAATATAGATCAGGAGGTAAATATGGTAAACGAACTTACAATTAGTAAAGGAGAAGTATCTGTAACTATTTATGCCACAGATGTAGCAGAAAATTATACAAATAAGATTTTCTTAATAACTGGGGCAACTACAAATGAAAATCAAGCAACTGGTCCTAGTCCAACAAGAATAGTAGACTTACTTAGAATAGTACATCAATTTGTGATTAAATGTTATATTACTGGCAATGATTCTCAAACTGCTAAAGAAGTAAAAGAGGATTTGATTAGTATTTTTGAAGGTGCAAATACAACTGGCGGAGTTTCTTCTCTTGTTTATGATGGAGATACATTTGAAGGATATTTGGAAAAATTAAATATGGTTGAAAAATCACAAGATAGTCCTGCGGAATCAATTAAAGATCATGCAAGATACGAAGGGGCTTTAACTTTTGTGGAGGGTACAAGTATTTAAAATGAAAAAAATAATATTAAGTAGCTTTTTAATTTTAGTAGTATTAACAAGTTCTATTTATTTTTTAATGCCGGACAAAGTAAGAATAGATATTGAAAATACTCGAACAAAATATTCTGTTTATGAAGATGGATTTACATTAGCAGCTACTGAGTATGTTAATTTATTTGATGGTACTAAAAAGATGCGCGCAAGTAGCCGGAGTGTAACTTATTGGAATGATAGTCAATTTGCTTATGCAGAAAGAAGATCTGAATGGAAAGATAATATTACAACAATTCAAACTTATACTTTTGGAATTTATGAAGAAAATATAGAAGAGTTTCCATTAAAGAATGAATTTCAGTGTTTAAATTGTGAAGGGAAAATAGTTCATTATGAAATAAGAGATATTTTATATGAAGGAGAAACCAAGAATATAGTTAGTCCTTTTTCTTTTGGACATAATATGAATATTGAGTGGGAAAGTGGTTATGATTGGGCAAAAGTTTATCAACAAATAGTAAGTGATAAAATTATTATAAGATATAGGCCCAAATCAAATGATGAAACTTATTCTGTTAGATTATTTGACCCAGTCTATTCTTCTGGAACAATAACTTATGATGGAGATTATACTATTCACACTTTTACTACAAATGGAACTTTTAATGTGACAAGAATTGGTAATGCAGAAGTTTTAGTTCTTGGGGGAGGAGCAGGTGGAGGAACAGGTGGTGGAGGAGCAGGAGGTCTTGTTTATGCTGAGGATAAATTAATTACTGCTCAAAATTATTCAATTACTATTGGTGCTGGAGGTATTTTTAATAATAATGGAGGGAACTCTACTTTTTCAGATATAGTTGCTATAGGTGGAGGAACAGGTGGTCCTTATGGTACAATTGGATTTAATGGTAGTAGTGGGGGAGGAGGAGGGACTCATAATACAAATCTTCATTTTGCGGGTGGATTTGGGTTACAAGGAAATTCAGGTGGAGGAATAGGATATGGAAATGATGGTGGTGCTGGTGCACAACATGGAGGTGGTGGTGGAGGAGGAACAGGAGCAGTAGGAGCGGATGCAGTTTCTGATTCAAGTGGAGGGAATGGTGGTGCTGGACTTCAAAATGATATTAATGGAACAAATGTTTATTGGGCAGCTGGCGGAGGAGGAGGTACACATATTTATACAAAAGGGTTAGGAGGTTCTGGTATTGGTGGAGATGGGGGTTCTTTCACAGTTCCACCAACAAATGCCGTTGTAAATACTGGTTCAGGGGGAGGAGGAACAGGAACCGCAGAACCAGGCGCTAATGGAAGTAGTGGAATTGTTATAATTAGATATTTAACCCATGAGTTTTCTACACCCACTGTAACATTAGAAACCCCAAATAATTATACAAATTTTACAACAACTAATGAAGTGGATTTCGAATGTTATGTTTCTGAGGAAGATTATGATTTAATAAATGTAAGTTTATATATTGATGATGTCTTAAATGAAACTATTAATAATCCTGAAAATGCTACTTCTGTTTGGTTTAATAAGTTCTTAAGTGAGGGGAATCATACTTGGACTTGTGAAGTTTATAATAATATTTCTGCTAATTTTACCGCAGATAAGTTCTTATTAAATATTGATACAATAATTCCAATTATTAGTATTGATTATCCCGCGAATGATTCTTACATAATAAATGTTTCAAATTTAAATTATACTATTATTGAAACAAATCCAAATTATTGTTGGTATTCAAATAATTCTGGAGTAACAAATCTATCGGTACAAACTTGCATGACTAATTGGACAGATGTGATTTCTATTGAAGGACAAAATACTTGGATTGTTTATGCAAATGATACCTTAGGAAATGAAAATCAAACAAGCATAACTTTTAATAAAGAGACTGCAGTTCCTTTAATTGATTTTGCATCTGAAACAGAAGTTAATGGTTCTGCAAAAAATAATACTTTTATTTATGCTAATGTTTCAGTAAATGAAGCAAATGAACAAAATATAACATTCGAACTTTATTGGCAAAATGGAACTTTAATTAATTCATCTTTTTATACAACTACTCGAAGGGAAATTAATTGGACCGATTTAAATTCAGATGAAGCATATTTATATAATGTTACTGTGTTTGATATAGTTGGAAATTCTAACTCAACAGATAATAGAACAATTTATCTTTCAGATATTTTCTTATTTTTTGATGGAAACGAAAATGATTTACATATTGAATTAAACACAACAGTGAATATAACAGGAAATTCTTCAATAGATTTTGGTTTAGTTTGTTTAGACATAGACCATCCAGAGTATGGAGATAATTATACTTGTTCAGATAAATC